ATGGGCGACATCGGTCACCGACCTCAATCTCTTCGATCCCCTCCGCAAGCACAGGATGGCGGGTGGATTGATGGAAAGGTACTACGGAACATGGATAGCACTCCGTCGTCTGCGACTACATAAGTTCAAGTTGGCTGGCTTGAGCCGACTGTGAGGTCTACTGCATGAACACCCCCACTTATAGCATTTCCATCACGACATTCGTGTATCGGCTTGAGAAGTACTACAAGCCCCTGATGAACGCCATCAGCAGGATGCGTCCGAACACCGACAAGATCGTGTTCGTCAACGGGCAGCACAAGAAGGACTTCGATCAGGACTACCGCAGGGAGATCATGCGGTTCTCCTCGCTGTGCCCCCGAACCTACCTCGTGATGTCCCCGATAGTCCGTGGCTGCTCCTTCATGTGGAACACGGCGTTCAACTTCACGAACACGGACTACATCCTCAACCTGAACGACGACCTCGTCATACAGGACGGGTTCTTCGAGGACTTCGAGGAGATGCTCCGCAAGAACGCCGAGGCGGGGCATGAATCCTTCAGGATCAACTGGTCCTTCTCCCACTTCTGCGTCCACCGCCGTGACCTGTTCGATGTCGGCTACTTCGACGAACGGCTCCTCGGCTTCGGTGAGGAGGACGGTGACTGGCTGTGGAGGTGGGAGGTCGCCAAGGGCAGACCCATGCGCTGCTACGGGTCGGGGAGGATCCTGAACTGCATCGACCAATCCTCCACGAACAGCGAGAACATGGCCAAGCACAACGAGGGAGGGGGCAAGTACTCCTCCTTCAACAGGCAACTCATACTCGACCACATCTACGAGTTCCCGAAGGAACCCGACCCGACCCGACCCGCACACTCGGGTCTGTACGGTCGCCCCGCACAGATGCGCAGGGGTGCGGAGACTCCGAACTACTACCCCGCAGAGAAGTGGTACAGGGACAACATCAACTCTGTCTAAAGGATCGTCATGCTTCACATGGACTTCAAGGGATTCCTCACCAAGTACGGAAAGAACAACAGGAGCGGCATCATCCATGTCGGTGCCCATCTCGGTGAGGAGATCGACTTCTACAAGGAACTCGGTTTCGGCAGGATCCTCCTGTTCGAGCCGCTCCACGCCCCGTTCGACAAGATTCCCGTGTCGGACGGTGTCTACAAGGTGAACGCAGCACTCGGCAACACCAACGAAACGGTGGCGATGAATGTCGCAAACAACGGCGAGTCCTCCTCGCTGCTGAAGCCGAAGCACCATCTCGTCGCCCACCCCGAGGTCAAGTTCGACGGCACCGAGCAAGTCACCGTCAGGAGGCTCGACGACTGGTTTGCGGGAAACGAGTTCGGTCTGAAGATGGAGGACTTCTGCTGCATGGTCATGGATGCGCAGGGCTATGAGGGCAGGGTCGTGATGGGTGCGGCTGAAACCGTGAAGCACATGGATGTGGTCTACTCCGAGGTCAGCGTGAAGGATCTTTACGAGGAGAACACGAACATGAACTACCTCGACTACCAACTCGCTAGATACGGTCTCGCACGAAAGGAGACTTGGATCTCCTTCTCGGGATCTGGCGAGGCGATCTACATCAAGGGAGTCGCATGAAGATCGACAAGATTCTCTTCTGCTCCTCCGAGTTGTTCAGCCCCTTCTGGAACATCCAATCTCGGATATGGAAGACAAAGTTCGGAATCGAACCCGTGTGCCTTCTTTATGGAAGCAAGGAGAAGTGCGGGATTTCGGAGGAACATGGTCAGGTGATCGAATGCCAATTCGATCCATCCCTCCCCGACATTATTCAGTTGCAGTTCTCCAAGTTCTTCCACACGACCACGGAGCCGAACACGACATGGATGACGGGGGACATCGACCTGATCCCGTTGCAGACGGAGTATTTCATGCAGGGAATGGAAAGCATTCCCGACGATGGATACTGCCATCTCAACTACTCCATGTGCGGTCAGATGTGGAAGATGCCTCCGAGGGCATTCTTCGATAGGGGTTCTAGGCTTACGGGAGGATTTGACCTTCCTGGTCACTACCATTGTGCCAAGGGTTCTCTGTTCAAGGAGATCTTGTTCGGGGAGGATTCGTTCCAACAGGTCATCCGCAAGGTGGTCGATTCCAACCGATACGGGATGATCGGTGCATTCAAGGATGAACAGTCGATCCGTGGAAACTACTGGGTCGCAGAGGAGACCTATACCTCCGAGCGACTGTGGAACCACTTCAGCAAAAGATCCTTCTCCAAATTCTTTGTCAAAGACTACGACAGATCCTCAAGGTCGATGGAGGGAAAGTACGGGGGTGCTAACGGTTCGATATGCCCAACCGCATGGGATGGTCAGAACTACATCTACGACAGAAACAAGGTGCTGTCTAAGCACTATGTCGAAGTCCATTGCCCTCTTCCCTTCGAGAAGCAAGAGAAGTCCCTGATCTCGTTGCTGACTCTTGCAGGGATGATCTGATGACCCATCGCCTGATCTGCATTTCGGGTAGTTCGGGTGTTGGTAAGACAACCATTGCCACCCTGATCCGATCAATGCTCGGAGACGGAAACACCACCCATGTCAGCGGGGACGATCTTCATCGATGGGAGCGAAACGACCCTGTATGGAAGAAGGTGACTCATCTAGACCCAAGCGCCAACATGATCGAATTGGGTCATAGCCACATAGCCTCCCTCGTGGGTGGGCAGGACATACTCCGCAGCAGATACAACCACGACACGGGAAAGTTCGATGCCGATCCCGTGTTCGTATCTCCCAAAGAATGGATAATCTACGAAGGACTGCATGCCTTGTGGCATGAACCGACCTTTCGCATGGCTGACCTGCGAATCTTCGTGGACACAGACGAATCCTTGAAGACCGAGTGGAAGGTGAAGCGTGACACCAAGAAGCGTGGCTACACCGAGTCGGAGGTGATGGATACCATTCGTCGCCGCAGGGAGGACGAGAAACTCCACATCTCCCCACAGAGAAGCAACGCTGATGTGGTGATCGGGTTCTCACGGGAAGGGGAGTCGAAGGTATCCCTCGACTACACCCTGTCGGGGGACATTGGCGACGAGTTCATGTCGAGGCTCAAGGACTTCTACGACAGTACCTTCGACTTCCTGTGGACATGCAGGAGTCTTTCGATGGAACCTCACTTGGTGCAGGGTAGGGGAGGGAATGTCTCGGTCAAGTCCGACAACGGAGAGATGATCATCACCCGATCTGGATGCAGGATGGAGGATGTTTCACTAGGCAACGATTACTGCGTGTGTCGCATGGGCGAGGGATTCCCTTCCTTCTCATCCGAGGGGGACTACCTCTCCTTCGTACAGTCGCTCGTGATCTCGGGAGCGGGCAGACCCTCCATGGAAAGCGGATTCCATGCCGTCATTCCCCATCGGGTGGTGGCGCATACCCATCCAATCCATCTGAATGCCGTGCTTTGCAGCACCGAGTCGAGGAGGATTGTCCATGAACTCTTCTCGGATACCAACATCGCCTACATCCCCTACACCGCACCTGGATTTCGGCTGACCAACGCCATCATGCAGACGAAAATCCGAAGGGATCTCCCATGTGCGGTGTTCCTTGAGAATCACGGAGTCATCGTTGGATCCGATGGTCGTGGCGAAGCGGTTTCCACGATAAACAGGATCAACGACAGGTGCATGGACTGGCTGGGAAACCGCTCTGACTCCTTCGTGGAAAGAGGAGCCGATCCTGAGCCGCAACCCTTGTTTCCTGATGCTGCTGTTCTTCCATCGGAGATGTTCCAAACAAACCGATACATACTCCGTCTGATGGAGGATGCCCGTCTTTCGCCTAGGTTCCTGACCGAGGTCGATGTGAGGGAACTCAACGGAATGGACTCCGAGAAACATAGGAAGGCTTTGGCATGAAGATTGTGATTCCGATGGCGGGCACGGGAAATCGCTTCGTTCAGAAGGGATACCACGACCCCAAGCCACTCATCAAGGTGAACGGCAAGAGGATCATAGAGTACATCCTCGACATGTTCGCCGAGGATCACGACGAGTTCGTGTTCATCTGCAACGACGACCACCTCACCAACACTGACATGGAGAGCGTCCTCCTCTCGCTCCGACCGAACGCCAAGGTCGTCTCCATGCCGAAGCACAAGTTGGGTCCAGTCTACACGGTGAAGGCGGTCTACGATCACATCAAGGACGATGAGGAAGTCATCGTCTCGTACTGCGACAATCCCCACCTGTGGGACCGAAAGGACTTCAACAGGACTGTCACCGAGAAGCGCATGGACGGGTGCGTCCTCACACACACGGGCTTCCATCCGCACACCCTCGCCGCCACCAAGATGGCTTTCGTCAAGGGGCATGACGGCATCCTTGAGGAGATCAAGGAGAAGTCCTGCTACACGGACAATCCGATGCAGGAACACGCATCGACGGGGGTCTACTACTTCCGAAGGGGTTCGGATGTCAAGAAGTACTTCGACAGGGCGATGGAGCGTGGCATCACCTACAACGGCGAATACTATGTCACCCTCGTGTACAACCTCTTGGTAGAGGACGGTCTCCGTGTCGGCTACTACGACACTCCTTTCGTTACCGTGTTCGGAACCCCCGAGGAGGTGGAGAACTTCGAGGCATGGGCGACGATCATCAGGGGAGATCAGGTGAAGGACACCTTCGACCTGATATCATGCTACAAGTATTGGCGTGAATACCACAGGAAGGCACGATGGTGACCACCCCCGTATTCATCTCCCACAGGGGCAACCTCGACGGAGTGAACCCCGCTAGGGAGAACTCCCCCGACTACATCGACGAGTGCATCGCCTCGGGCTATGACTGCGAGATCGACCTTCGGATCAAGGACGGGGTTCCCCACCTCGGTCACGACACACCCGACCACCCGATCTCCGCCGTATGGATCTACAAGCGCATGGATCGCCTTTGGATCCATGTCAAGGAATACGATGCCCTCGTGTGGCTGATGGACTACTGCCCCAACGCCACCTACTTCTGCCATGAGGGGGACAGGTACACCCTCGTCAGCAACGGATTCGTGTGGTCGCATGATCTTTCCAACAGGATGACGGACAGGTGCGTCATCCCCCTACTGTCCAAGGAATCCGTCGAGACATACGCACAAGATGGATTCGGTGCGGTATGCTCGGATTTCATCCTCGACTGCATCCAAAAATGGGCAAAGTAGTGCCGAGACACCGACCTACTACCCTGCCGAAAGCAACTTGATGTTTTTGGTTTACGAGATAAAATCAGATTTGTCCCCGTGAGTCCCATAATAAGATGATCGCCCCCACCGACAAGATCGAACTCGTCATCCTGCGGAGCATCCTGCACCTGCCCGAATACACGAGGCGGGTGCTTCCTTTCCTGAAGGACGAGTACTTCCACGACACCTGCGAGAAGAGGCTGTTCAGGACGATCTCGGAGTTCACGACGAAGTACGCCGCAGCCCCGACTCAGGAAGCACTCGCCATCATCCTCGGGCAGCAGGAGGGGATGTCACAGAGCGAGTTCGACTCGTGCAGTAGGTTGCTGCCCGTCTTGGGCGCACCCGAGCAGCACCCCGACCTCCAATGGCTCGTGGACCAGACCGAGAAGTTCTGCAAGGACAAGGCGGTCTACAACGCCCTCATGGAGTCGGTGCAACTTCTCGACGACACGAAGTCGCAGGGTCGCAGCAAGGCAGCGATCCCCGAGATCCTCAAGGAAGCCCTGAGCATCTCGTTCGACGAGCATATCGGACACGACTTCATTGAGGATGCCGAGCAGAGGTACGAGTTCTACCACAGGATCGACAAGAAGACCCCGTTCGACCTTGAGTGGTTCAACAAGATTACGAACGGCGGGGTTCCCGACAAGACCCTGAATGTGATCCTTGCGGGCACGGGCGTGGGTAAGTCCCTGTTCATGTGCCACCATGCCACCAACTGCCTGACGCAGAGCAGGAATGTCCTGTACATCACCTGCGAGATGGCTGAGGAGAGGATCGCCGAGCGCATCGATGCCAACCTCATGGACATCTCGCTCGACGAACTCAAGAAACTGCCAATGGACATCTACGCCAAGCGCCTCCACAAGGTGACCTCGGGGATCACGGGGAAGTTGATCATCAAGGAGTACCCCACGGCATCGGCGAACGCCAATCACTTCAGGCACCTGCTCGACGAACTGCGGCTCAAGAAGGACTTCAAGCCCAATGTCGTGTTCATCGACTATCTCAACATCTGCGCCTCGGTCAGGTACAAGCCTGGGGCGAATGTCAATTCCTACACCTACATCAAGGCGATTGCCGAGGAACTCCGTGGCATGGCTGTGGAACTCGGGGTGCCGATCTTCACCGCCACGCAGACGAACCGCTCGGGCTTCGGCAACACGGATGTCGATCTCACCGACACCTCGGAGTCGTTCGGACTCCCCGCCACCGCTGACTTCATGTTCGCCCTGATCGCCACCGAGCAGTTGGACGAACTCGGTCAGGTGATGGTCAAGCAGTTGAAAAACCGCTACAGCGATGTGGCGAGCAACCGAAAGTTCGTCATCGGCATCGACCGCTCGAAGATGAAGTTGTTTGATGTGGACAATGCGACTGCGGGACTCGTGAACGCCGCCATCAACGGCGACGACGAGGATGACGATGACCGTCCTCGTGCGCAGGGGCGCAGGGGCGCACACGCACACGCCCCCACACGGGCGGGCGCACGGGCGAAGCCGCCGATTGAGGATGACGGTTGGACTTGAGATTCATGGACGGGTGCCTGATAGTGGTAAAAGGTGGTGACTTATAATCGCCCTCATGTGGGTTCGACTCCCACTCCGTCTACTTCCATGACCATAAATATCCCTAGGAGGTTTCATGCTTTCTTTCAGGGATGTGAATGTTGATGTTGTTCGCAAGAACAAGAGGATTCCTCATGTCGAGGATCTGATGTTCTCCGAGGGCAGGGAGGGTCTCGCCGCCTCCCTTCGGATGATCGGCGAGGTTCTCGACCGCTCCGAGAATATCGGAATGACCGTGAAGTGGGACGGAAAGCCCGCCGTGGTCTGTGGGATCAATCCCGACAACGGACGGTTCTTCGTCGGCACGAAGTCTGCGTTCAACAAGGATGTGCGGGTGTTCCATACCGTTCAGGAGATCGTCGGGGGAACCGACAATCCCGAACTCGCATCCAAGTTGTCGCAA